TAGCAGGAGTTAGTAGCAGTCAAATTGAAATGAATGCAAATATTCAATTTTACGACGGCATGAGCACTAACGAAATTCAAGAAGTGTTGGTACGCAGTGCAAACGATCTTATTAGTTTAGACGCACCTAATTATCAATATGCAGCAGCACGGTTGCTAAGTTATAGTATAAACAAACAGGTGTTTGGCGAATACAATGCTATTACACTCCAGCAGAATATTGATCGCAATATTGAACGCGGCGTATATGATCAAGAGATTTTAGAAAAATATACAGCAGACGAAATTGCAACACTAGATAGTTACATTCGTCACAAGCGTGATGAGAACTTTACCTATGCAGGTCTGCGTCAAGTAGTTGACAAGTATCTTGTACAGGATCGTTCTAATGGTGAAATATTTGAGACTCCTCAATTCATGTACATGATGATTGCTGCAACGTTATTTGCAAATTATCCAGCAGACACTAGAATGCACTATGTACGTAGGTACTATGATGCAACCTCACTGTTTAAAGTGAATATTCCAACACCGGTTATGGCAGGAGTTCGCACTCCTGTACGTCAGTTTGCAAGTTGTGTGCTGGTTGACAGTGCTGATACTCTTGACAGTATCTTTGCCAGCGATATGGCTATTGGACGTTATACCGCACAACGGGCGGGCATCGGCATCAACGCAGGACGCATCCGAGGAGTAAATTCACGTATACGCGGCGGCGAAGTAGCACACACAGGCATTGTCCCATTCCTAAAGAAATTTGAATCAACTGTTCGTTGCTGTACACAGAATGGTGTGCGAGGCGGCAGTGCTACTACACATTTTCCGTTGTGGCATCAAGAGATTCAAGACATCCTTGTACTAAAGAACAACAAGGGTACAGAAGATAACCGTGTACGCAAGTTAGACTACAGCATACAGTTGAACCTAACTATGTATCAAAGACTGCTCAGTGGCGGGGACATTACGTTGTTTAGCCCACATGATGTACCAGGACTATACGAATCATATTTTGGTCCTGCTGCGGAGTTTCAACAGCTATACGAAAAGTATGAGCGCACTACAAGCATTAAAAAGAAAACAGTATCAGCAATGGAGTTGTTTTCTGCGTTAATTAAAGAACGTGCAGAGACAGGACGTATCTACATTATGAACGTAGATCACTGTAATACACATAGTTCATTCTTAGACAAAGTATACATGAGTAACTTGTGTCAAGAGATTACACTACCTACAAAGCCACTTAATCATATTGATGATACAGAAGGCGAAATTGCGCTATGTATTCTGTCAGCTATCAATGTAGGTGTTATTAAGAGTTTAGACGACCTAGAAGAACTATGCGAACTAGCAGTACGTGCTCTAGAAGAAATTATTGATTATCAACGTTATCCTATCCTAGCCGCTGAAAAGTCAACCAAGGCTCGTCGTAGTTTAGGTATCGGCTACATTGGACTGGCACACTATCTTGCTAAAAACAAAGCAAGTTATGCAGACAAAGAAGCATGGAAATTAGTACACGACTTGTCAGAAGCATTTCAATACTACTTGCTAAAAGCATCTAACAAACTTGCACAAGAACGCGGAGCATGTGAGTATTTCAATCGAACTAAATATTCAGACGGCATCCTTCCAATTGATACCTATAAGAAAGATGTTGATACTATTGTAGAGAACAAGTTAAATTATGATTGGGAAACTTTACGAGCCGATATCTTACAGTACGGACTACGACACTCAACATTGTCCGCACAGATGCCATCGGAGAGCAGTTCCGTTGTGTCGAACGCAACAAATGGAATTGAACCACCTAGAGGATATTTGTCCGTTAAGAAGTCAAAGAAAGGGCCTCTTAAGCAGATTGTTCCACAGTATCAAACTCTAAAGAATCACTACACATTGTTGTGGGAAATGCCTAACAATACAGGATATATTAATATTGTTGCTGTTATGCAAAAATTCTTTGATCAAGCTATTAGTGGAAATTGGAGTTACAACCCTACTCATTATGAGAACAATGAAGTTCCAATGAGTCAAATGATTCAAGACTTGTTAACTACATACAAGTTGGGCTGGAAGACATCATACTATCAAAACACTTATGATTATAAAACTGATCCAAGTGAATTGGATGATGATATTAAACCTGTTGAATTAGCAGCAGGGATGACAAATGATACTGATGAATCTTGCGAGGCATGCGAAATTTAAAGGTTGACAACTAACACTTAATAGCATATACTTGTTATTAAGTGTTATATACACAGATAGGATGATGAAAAAAATGGCAAAGACAGTATTCAACCAAGAAAAAGTTGATTTCACAAAACAAAACATGTTCTTCGGGTCGGACATGAATACTCAGCGTTACGACACGTTTCGCCACCCAGTGTTTGATAAGTTAAATCAAACTATGTTAGGTTACTTTTGGCGACCAGAAGAAGTTAGTTTGCAGAAAGATCGTGCAGATTTTCAAAACTTCCGTCCTGAGCAGAAGCATATTTTTACATCCAATCTTAAATATCAAACACTGCTTGACAGTGTCCAAGGACGTGGTCCATGCCTGGCATTTTTGCCGCATGTTTCAATTCCTGAACTAGAAGGGTGTATTGTTACTTGGGACTTCTTTGAAACAATCCACTCACGTAGTTATACACACATTATGAAGAACGTGTATGCTGACCCGTCAGAAGTGTTTGATACTATCCTAGACGACGAAAAGATTATTGCTCGTGCAACTAGTGTAACTAAACATTATGATGCTTTTTCAGTAGCAGCCGACGCTTACAATCACCGCGGCGAAGGTAGCATGCGTGAAGTTAAACGCAAGTTGTACATGGCAATGATGACTGTTAATATTTTAGAAGGCTTGCGTTTCTACGTTAGTTTTGCATGTACATTTGGCTTTGGAGAACTAAAGCTAATGGAAGGCAGTGCAAAGATTATTTCCTTAATTGCTCGTGATGAAGCACAGCATCTTGCACTAAGCACACATGTATTAAAACTTTGGGCACAAGGTAAAGATGATCCAGAGATGGCAGCTATTGCTAAAGAGTGCGAGCCAGAAGTATATGACCTATGGCGTGAATGTGTTCTAGAAGAAAAAGACTGGGCAGAGTACTTGTTCAAAGACGGTTCGATGATCGGATTGAATGTTACACTGCTTAACCAATATGTAGAGTATATTGCTAACCGTAGATTAAAAGCACTTGGTTTGCAGGCAATCTTTAATCAACCAGTTAATACTAATCCTCTACCGTGGACTGCGCATTGGTTAAGTAGTTCGGGCTTGCAGGTCGCTCCTCAGGAAACAGAGGTCGAGTCCTATATCATCGGTGGTATTAAGCAAGACGTAACTACTGAGTCAATTAAAGGCTTTAGTTTATGAGTGTAGACATCTACGGCAAGCCGGGCTGTACGTTTTGTGAAAAAGCAAAAGCATTGTGTGAGATTAGACATCTTCCATTCAGCTATTATCAAATTGAAAAAGATTTTACTCGTGAAGAATTGTTTGAACAGTTTCCAGGTGCAAGAACATTCCCACAAATTAAAATACACGGTCAAGTAATAGGTGGCTACGAACAGTTAGTCACCTATATTGAAGAAACAGGCTACAATGGCACAGGCCATTCATTAGGAACATAAATGTTAATTGAAGTACCATATAAAGTAGGCGATAACGTCTCATTTAAATTAAGCTCAGGCGAAGAAATTATTGGACGACTAGAAGCAGAAGATGCTAAGTCTTTCACTGTACGTAAGCCGATGGTGCTGATTGCAGGTGAAAAAGGCCTAGGTCTAGCACCTTTCATGTTTAGCGTATCACCAGACGGTAAGTTTGTATTGCAAGCACAGTCAGTAAGTTGTGTTGCAAAGACTGAAGCAGAAATTGGTAAACAATATACTGCACAGACTAGCGGAATTGCCTTAGTCTAAACAACACGATAAATACATTCATATAAGGAATGTATTTTATGGCAATAACACGCGGTGCACCGTTTGACGAAAACAATATCTTTACAAGAAATTCAATTGATGGCGGAAAGTTAACTTATGAAAAAGTTAATGATTCATTAGACGGAGGCACTTTTGCTGTGCCAAACACAGTTGTAAATGACTGTGGACATTTACCTAAAGTTGGAACTGCTACATACGTACCTGATCCTTATTATGGCCCAAGCGGCTTAATCATAGGAGCATGATAAATGGCTGATCTTGGCAGTATTATTCTACGTAGGGGAACTACAGAAGAACGACTAACCTTTGTTCCTCTAAAAGGTGAAATTATATATGACACTGAACTCAAACAAGTATTTGTTGGCGACGGAGAAACTTACGGTGGCAAGAATGTATTTAATGAAACATTAGTAGTTGACAATGATAATAACTTATTAGCGGGAGGAAATCTTGCTGTTATTATTGATGATACAGGCGAAGCAAAAAGTCTAAGATTGCCTGGTGGTGACAAAAAAGATAGACCTAATCCAGTAGCAGGCAGTTTACGATACAATACTAATGATAAAGTTGTAGAGTATGCTGATGGCAACGAATGGTTTTTCCTTAATAAAACAGTAATCAACGGCGATGTTGCAGAACTATTTGTTAGCCTTGACGGTCATGATGATAGACGTTACGGCGTTCAACGCGGCCGAAGCTGGGGTACAGCATTTAGAACAGTTAACATGGCAATGCGAACTGCTGAAGATATCATCAAGGCAAACCCTCAAGATGAAAACTTTGTTAACGTAGAACAACGAATAAAAATTAAACAGATATTAGTGCATATTGCTCCTGGTATTTACGAAGAGCATCTTCCTATTCGAGTTCCAGAAAATACAAGTATATTTGGAGCTGGCCAACGCCGTACTACAGTTAGACCTAAAGAAGGAGTTAGTGAAAGTCCGTGGGCTAAATTACGTTTCTGGAGAGAAACAGACGATTATCCAACAGGATACTTTGGTCACCACTATTTAACAGATCCAAGAAGCGAATACTCGCTACCTAATAATAATGAAGATAATGATGTATTTCTTTGTAACTCAACAAACTGGTTTCATGATTTTACAACTGATAAACATGCAAGTTTTGCGTTTGTACTTGACCCAGAAGGCCAAATTCTAACTAAATCTCCGTATCCTCACACTGGTGCAAGTTTTGCCAAATCAAGTTATGATATTGATCCGTATGTTGTAGGATTTCACGGCGGCATGTTTGCTGACGGTTTTACAGGAAACCAAGAATTTAACATTGATAATATTGCCGTTGACAACCTTAGCATGACCGCGAGCGGATTTTGGCGCAAGCCAAATATGCCTACAGCGTTTTATGCAGACGGAGTACGATATCAAGCCTTTAGCGTAGCAGCCCCGGATGATGCAAGATTAAATGCTGTTGAAATACTTAATGCAAACAAATCATTTATACAAGCAGAAACTATAGCATATGTAAACGATACCTATTTGTTTGACTATAATAGAGAAAAATGTCGTAGAGATTTACAATTTATATTAAGAGCTAGCAGTTATGATAGTATACTAGGTACTAACTATTTTGGAAGAATATCTGCATTAGCATACACTAGACCAAATAGTGCATATGTATTAAGTGATCAACTTGCACCCACTATCGGTGGATTAAATTATGCCAAAGGACAAGCAAATACTGCATTAAATAGTATTACAAGTGTTCAACAAGCAAATACAGCATTGTTTAACGATGTTATTGATGTACTACAATATGGTGCAGAAACTGTTGATGACTTAGTATTTCCGGACACAGTTTATGACGATGCAAAAGACTATGCTAGAAATATAATTTCTGTAAACAAATCATTTATTAAAGCAGAAGTTCTTGCTTGGATATTGTTTCAAATTAATAACGAATTAACACCGTTTACCGCAGATTATACATACGATCAGACTAAATGTCAACGAGACATAGATTTTCTTTTAGACGCACTACAGTTTGATTTAAGTTTTGAAGGAAATACAGCAACTATTGAAGTGGCTAATAGTTACTGGAAAGGTATTACTAGTCAGATACCTGAACAAAAACTACAACACGTTGTTACATTTGCATTTATAAGATCTATTATAGATGATATAATGCGTAACCGAGTGTTTACGGTAGAGCAAAAGCAACAGGTAGAAATACCTCAAGCAACAATTGAAAATCCTACAATATCCGAAACACTTATTGCTACCGCACAAGAATTAATTACAATAGTAGAAGAAGTTATTCAATACGGCACAAATTACGCTCCGTTAACAATTGCTCCAAACTTTACTGCTCTAGTAACAAATACTCCGCCTGCATATGTTAGTGCATTAGAAAGTAAGATTACTCTTAGAACTTCGTTTGTTGCAGAATTTCCTAATATCATTACTAGTACAATTAATTTTATTGACACAGCATACGCAAGTTTTGTTTACGACGAGGCAACATGCGAAAGAGATGTAGGATTAATAATTGATGCAATGATTCACGACCTAACATATGGTGGCGAGTCAGAGACTGTTGAAGCAGCAGCAACATATTTTGAAACAGGCTCTACTGTAATTACTGATCAAGAAGCAGAAACTACTGACGCAATTAATAAAGCTCGAGATGTTGCACTTGCGTGTTTAGCAGGAGAAACTGTTACTCCGTTACAATCAGTTGTAACACAAACTATCGATGAAACAGTTGCTGAAGCAGGTACTGATACCATAGTTACAGAATTGTTTGCAATTATTACAAACTTAATAACTAACTATGTTTCTATAAAAGCAGCACACGACTTAATACTTTCTAATATTGAATGGATTCAAGACGAAGTAATTGCATACACTAATGCAACTTATCCTACGTTTGACTATAATCAAACATTATGTAGACGTGACACTGGATACATTATTGCAGCTATTAGCAACGACTTGTTTGGAGGCAAACGTAAGAGTGCTGAAGCAGGTAGAAGTTACTACAGAGGAGTAAGTTCATTAGGCGACCCAAGTATCGCTATTGGTGTTCAACTTACAGAGACACTTGATGCAAATAATTATGCAAAATACTTAATTAGACAAGTTTTAAGTAATACTGCACCTGCACAAACATATCAATCAGTAACATCACAAACAACAAATTCAGTAATAGTCGGTGAAACATATAAAGCCCTTGCAGATAGTCTTTATGATATAATATTAGATATAATGGAGAATGGCGAAGCTCAAGGTCCGCAAAGTTTACCAAAATATAAAATTAATATTAGTTTAGAAACTCCGTTACTACCAACGTTGCAAGATCGTAATTTAATAATGATTACTGCTGGTAACAAATCTTTTGTTAGTACTGACTGGACAATGTTTGGTAATTTAGGTTATGGAGCACTTGCAAGAAATAATGCAAGAATTGAGCTTGTAAGTATATTCACATATTACTGTGGATATACATATAAAGCAGAGTCAGGATCAGAAATTCGTTCTCTTAACGGATCTAGTTCTAACGGTATATATGCACTAGGGGCTGAAGGTCGCAATCCGTTTGAAGTCCCAGTTAATGCAACTACAGTTAATGAAACTGTGTTTGTAGCACTAGCAGATAGTTCAATAGTGAGCGATAACTTAACAGGCGACTTGCAAATTGTATTTCAAGATGCAGAAGGCTACAACGGTGCACCTGCTGAATTCTTTAATGTTATGGTTGCCCAAGTATCACATGGCGGTGTAACAGGAGACGTAAGTTACGAGATTGGTAACTTTAACGGTAATAAATTAAACATAAGAGGGTCAGCACAGGGTCTACTTGCTGATATACCTGACGGTGCTAATATTACAATTCGGTTATTACAAGAATACGAAATTGATACTGATAAAAATATTACTAATCTGCTACTAGGTGCTGCACTACAATATGATAATGATCCTGATCAAGGATACAGAATTATACAAGTTACTCCTAACGAACTTGTAGCAAATAGATTTGCTATTAGAGCATTACCTACACTCAATCACTTAGGTGTTGTAGTAAATGGCAGCGGAAGTAATGTCGGCCCCGGCGTAAATCAGTTTACCATTAATGCTATTGGATACGATGCTGAAGATTTAGAAGGACGCAGATTAGGATACAAAGGTACAATTTATCAAGTAATCAATTATGACAAACTTACAAATATTATTACTCTCGATCAAAACCTTAATGATGAATTAATAGACCAAGAAAGTGTTAGATTAAGCCCAGCTCCGGGCGCAACTGGAAAAATATTTACAGACTTTTCAGTTGTTAAAGCTAGTAACCACGACATGCTCGATGTCGGTACTGGATCATACGAAGACTCAAATTATCCAAGAGAGTTATATGGACCGCCTACAAGACAACCAGTTCAATCAAATGAAGTGACAGAAGTTGCTCCTGGTCGTGTATTCTTTGTCACCAACGATCAGGACGGTAATTTCCGTGTAGGTGATTATTTCCGTGTTAACCAAGGCGATGGTAGTGTTAGTTTTTCAGCAAGTATTGCACTAAGTAACCTTGACGGTCTTGGCTTTACAAGAGGAGTAACTGTAAATGAATTTTCTCCTGATAGTGATATGTCGGATATTAGTGACGAGGCTCTTCCAACTGAACAAGCGGTCGTTAATTATATCAATAAACGAATTGGACAGAACCAAGACGGTATCAGTGTAGGACTTTCGAGATTAGGTGCAGGAACATTATTGCTTGATGGCAGTCAAGCAATGGAAGGCGATCTTGACTTAGACAATAATAATATTATAAATCTTGGAACACTAAACACAACTAATATTAATGCAGGATTAACTGATACTGATAATTTAACTGTCAATACAAATGCAGTGATACAGAGCGCACAGATTAGCGTACTAACAGATCAAAGATTAGTAATTGCCGGAGTTAGTGGTGTTCTATCTGACAGTGCTAATTTATTATTTGACGGAACTACACTTACGGTAAACGGCAATCAAATAGTAACAGGTTCACTAACAGTACAAGGCGTTACTACTTTTTCTCAAATGGAAGTTGAGAATCTAACAGTTATAGGAGAAATATTTGGCGGCCCGCTCAATACTGACGACATCAGAATTGCAGGAAATAGATTACAAACTACATCTTCAAATGCAGATGTAGAACTACTTGCAAATGGATCTGGGCACATTGCACTTAAGAGCGCAACAGATATTACAGGAAATGTTGATGTTATTGGAACAGTTGACATTAGTTCTACGTTAGACGTTAATGGCCAAACGACACTTGCGAGTGTTAACATTGAAGATTTAACAGCAGCCAGAATTACTTTTGCTGGTACAGCTGGAGAATTGGTCGATGATGAAAACTTAACGTTTGACAGCGGAACTGATACATTAACATTAATTGGCACACAGAATGTAACCGGACAACTTAATGTAGACGATATTAGACTTGATGACGATACTATAACACTAAAAGGAAATCGTATATACGGAGCAGGTTCAGCAGCAAGCGGAACCATGTATCTGATTCCAGGGTACACCGGAGATAATCTCGGAACTATTGAAGTGTTTGGTAATCTAAGTGTTACCGGAACAGTTACTACTACAGATGTCGGACTTGAGAATACACAAATTAATGGCAACTTAACTGTATTTGGAAATACAACGTTTGGTGATGTAATCACAGATGCTGTGACATTTACTGCTCGCATCAACAGCGACATAATCCCGTTAACCGATAGTGGTTTTGATATTGGCACAGACGGTGCAGGCGGCCTGGCATACAGATGGGCAAATGTTTATGCAGATAATTTTGATAGTTACAATTTAAATATTAGAGAATCAGGCGATATAAGTGTTTTTAACAGTGCAGGCACACCTTTAGAAACATTTGCAGTTGACGGCGCTACTGGATTTATTCAATCAACTGGTGGTCTCAACATTACTTATTCTGGCGATATAAGAATATACAACAGTGCAGAAACTCCAGCTGTTACATTTGAAGTAGACGGTGCAACTGGTGATGCTAGTTTTGCTGGCGATGTGCAAATAGAAGGTAATTTGACTGTTACCGGAACAGTGCTGAGCAATCTGAGTATTGAAGACAATATAATTGTTCTTAACAGCAATTATACTGGCACACCTAGTGTCGACGGTGTAGATGCTGCTATTGAAGTAGAGCGAGGAACTGGCACAAATGTAGACATACGATGGAATGAAATTACAGACAGATGGCAAATAACCAACGACGGTGCAGTATACGGAGATATAAGAACTGCATCAGAAATAGCAGACGATATAGCAGCAGCTAGAAGTGACTCGCTAGTATTTGGTACAACTACAGGTATAATAACACTAACAAGGGGTGATGAGTCTACTGCAACTGTTGATATAGACGGACGCTACGTATTAGACACTGGCGATACAATGTCAGGAGCATTGACTATTGGGGTCGCTGATATTCTTAATAGTGCTAATACTGATTTATTATATCTAAAAGGTGTTACAGCTGACATAGGCGCAACTCCAATGAGTATTGGTATTGCGTTTGAAATAGAAGATTCTAATAATTCTACCAATCTATCAAGAATTAGAAGTGCAGCAGTTAATGCGGCAACTTACGGTGACGACGACGAAGCAGCAAGTAATTTAATATTCAGTACAACTAATGCAGGCGTTGAAGCTGATCATGTAATTATTACTGGCCGCGGCAATATTGGAATAGGCGGTCAGTTGAATCCCACTGCTACTTTAGACATTACTGGAACACTAAAAGTTTCTACTACTGCAAGCATAGGTACAACTTTAACAGTTAATACCATTAACGAACTTACAGCAAACAATGGAGTTAGTGTTGAAGGGGTACTATTAAAAGATAGTAAAGTAAATGTTGATACAATAATATCTCAAACTGCTAATACAGATTTATCACTAAGTGGTAATGGTACTGGTATTGTTAAGATTTCTGATAGCTTAGGTGTTGATTCAATTACAGCATATACTAACAATACTAATCTTTCATTAAGCGGTAAAGGTACTGGAGTAGTAGCAATTACTTCTACACTAAATGTCGATAGTATTGATTCAAGAACTACTAACGCTAATCTTATTTTAAGCGGTAACGGAACTGGTGTTGTTAGAGTCAACGACAACTTAGAAATAAACGGCACTGTTAAAACAAATACTATTACAACCTATGCAGATAACATTAATTTAACACTAACTGCTCACGGAACTGGTATAGTTTATGTCAATGACACATTTGACGTTAACGGAACTATAAGTGCTACAGCTATTACTTCTGATTCAATAAGTTCAGAAACTGCTAATACAGATTTAGATCTTAGTGGTAATGGTACTGGCAATGTTAATATTTTAGATAGTTTAGATGTAAACAGTATTAGTTCGTATAGTGCAAACACTGCATTGCAATTAAGCGGTAACGGGACTGGAAATGTACAAGTTACTGATTCATTACAGGTTAATACTATTGCAGCATATACACTTAATGCCGACCTTACATTAAGTGGCAGCGGCACTGGCGCAGTAAAAATTACTACTGCATTCTATGTTGATACAATTGAATCAAGAACTACAAATACTAATTTAA